TTTAGCGACTTATAGATAAAAAGGCAAATAACAGTTGAGTAGAGTTAGTCAACCTGTCTGCCATCGCCTTTAGCATTTCTTCCCTCACCAGAAATATCTGGGGTGTTTGCTTGGCGATCTTGAGATCTTTGTCTAGTATTTCCAGCCACGGCTGTCTGCTCGGCTTTTGCTGGGCCCTTAAGTTCAATGACATTATCTCCTCCATCTAGAGGAATCATGCCTTTTCTAATTCTAACTTCATTAGGGGTAATTACCTGCATTCTTAAATATCTTTCATCAATTTTAGACTGAGTATCTTCATCAGTTAAAGTCAATTCATTAAATTTAAGACTCAAGGCATCCGTCTTTTCTTCAAATATTTTATTTACTTTTTTCTCTAAAATCATTTGGGCTGGACGGCAAACCTGCTCTTTAAATGTTTTATCTGCATCACGGGCTACCGCTAAATTGACTCCTTCTGGGGTTCCAATTTTATTAATTGGGACACGGTGAGCCAGTAGGATTTCATCTCTATTTGATTTACGGTAAACATTAAATGAAGATTCCTGTGGATTTGCCTCCACTGGTTCCATTTTAAATTCTGTCTTTGAGTCTGGGGTATCTCCTGGAAGTGGGATATATAGGGATCTGTGATTCTTTCCCTTTAATCCTACCTGGAAAAATTCAAGCAATTTTCTCTCTGACTCTGGAGAAAGCTTTGCTCCCTTTACTGTAATAATATATCTTGGGACCGCCTTGTTTTCAAAGTAATCTAAGTTGTATCTACCAGATAATTCATTTCCAGCAAGGGCTACCTGTGCGGCAATAATGTCTGGAATGCCGTAGTAGTTATTCATAGGGGTGTACTTCTTTAAATGGATAATTTCATTTGGTCGATCTTCTTGCCCAGCAATTGGATTTTCTGTTTCTGTATCTCCGAAGTTATTGAAGTAAACAGCCTTACCGTATAGCAATTGAATAAAGCCATCTCTTAGTCTACGCACACGCATTGTCTTTGATGGGATGTGACCAATGTATCCGATGTTTCCGCCAGTAGTTCTACCTATTTCAATATAGCCATTTCCTGTTGCTTCTAAATCTGTGTAAGTTTTAATTAGTGTCTGAGTAAATGTATCTTCCTCATTTGTTGTATCCAGCCATGCGTGAATATCTTGTCGCAACTTGCTGATCTTTCTACGTGCTCTTTCAAGGGACTTGTCATCTGTGAGTGCATCAAGAGCATCATTTGTTTTCTTTGTTTCTACAAAGTCATATCCTAGGCCAACAATGTTGGCAACTTTTGCATTAATTGCTGCATAGTTATATGTTGATGTTTCATATACTACTGAAAGGTATTCAAGATTATATGTTGGCTCTACTAAGTCGAACATAGCATATCCTGTAATAGCTTGTGCTAGTAAGTTTTGCTGTGTTCCAGTTCCTTCTGCGCCAGTAAGTGCTTTAGAAAACTCTCTGCTTACCTTGCGCTTGAATGAGGAACCTAGTCCTCTAACTTTTTTTAATTCATCTATGCCAGCAGCAAATGGATCATTGCTTACTTGGTCTTTTGGTAAAGAAAACCAATCCGCCGTGTTTGAAATATTAATTACATTATCTGAGCTATCATCGTCAACAAATTCTACGGTCATCTCATACCCCTCAACTTTTTCATTTCGTCTTTATAGTTACCAATATCTAATGGGTCTGGAACTAGTCCCCAGTCAAGTCTTTGCTTTTGATGCTGGAATTCTTCATCGTCAATCTTCCTTCTTCCAGAAAGAAATTTAGGCCCGCCTTCATATATACCGTATGAGCGAACTTCTCTAGCCAAAGCATCGACCTTGGATCTATTTCCTTTTTTGGACGTGATCGAAAGAAAGTTGCCATCGTCGTCCCCAATCCATCTGCCGTCAGGCATTTCCCAAACATATATCCCGAGAGTTGTTTCTTCTTCAAGGATCTTGGTATTTATACGGTTAATATCCATAGTAATTTATTTTACCATTACTTCCTACATAAGTCCATCTTTTTGTCACGGAATATGACAAAATTAAATAGTTTGTATCACTATCCAGTCACTATTATACGCTTTAGGCTCAGAATCTGTCAGGGTAAAGGACGTATCTGATATCAAAGCATTTGGGCGGGAGATGTAAGACCCATAATGTTCTAGGATTAAAGCCTCTGACATCTGATAATCATATATAGCAATATTTTTGTATAGGCTGGAAGGCCCACCTGAAGTTGAATAATTAAACTTTAATATACCTGAACAAGGTTGTGTTAGAACTAATACAATATGATGCAGGTTATCTGCTAGGAATACATTGGAGATATTTGTCTGGCTTGTTCTATCTACTCCGTTTACATATATCTTTGAGATATTGGTCTTTGTTATGGTCCCGCCGTTTGTCCAAGAGTACTTAGAAGCCGTATAAGAGCCATCTGAGGCCACATCGAACAAAGTGTTAGCCGTAAGGTCGGAAGGCGTGAAAAACATCTCTATGGTGCTTACAGAGTCAGATACGGGTATATTAAACCCTGCTCCAGCTTTTGTTTGCAATCCATTATTTTTATGTCTTAAAAGCGGTGGGTAGTTAAATGATCCCAGCGAATAGTCAGATGTTGATGTTGCATAGTATCCTGAATTTTCTGAATATGTATCTACTGATGCATAGAAGTCTACTTTAACTGAAGATAACTTTGGAAGGTATTTAGAGGCATCTGTTGTAGACATTGTAATTCTTAGGAATATATTATTAGCTGTTATTGCTGCAGACTTATTATAATTAGGTAGGGCTTTTCCATTCTCACATAGATCATATGTAATTCCGTCTAGGCTGGATTCTACTGTTATATTTTTATCCGCCTTCCAGTATGCTTTGGAAGTAGTGGCACCCATATCAGCTGGGATATTTATAATTTCATTAATCTCAACAGATTTGGCTAGAGCGGTTTCTGTCTTATAAAAAGTAAGGGCCTGATTAGTCTTGTCATAATAGACATCATCGTTTACATAGTTCTTTAGATTAGATAGTGCATATCTGTGGACAGGCTTAAGGAATTCATCATTTAACTGAAATAGCTTTCCGCCGTCTGTTCTAATGAATTGAATAGGGTTCACATGGAATGTTCCTGCTATAAAATGAGATCTGATTATCTCTGATGTTAAAGCATCACGATATATGGCTGGAGCATCAACTATGAAATAGTCACTTCCAGTACATGGGCCAATTGCAAGAGCAAGGGTTTCATTTGTAAACTTAAATCCTGTAATTGATTTGGTGGCAACATTATATCCATCTACATATAAGGACATGCTAGACTGAGAATATGTTGCTGCAACATGCATTACCTTATTGGTGTTATTTAATGTGTAGTATAGTTCTTCACCTTGAAGTCTAAATACTAATGATCCTGCCTCATAGTATATTCCAATTCCCGCCGTATTATCTGCTATTAAAATTGTTCTTGCTGTGCTGGCAATTTTAGGATAAACCCAGGCTTCTAATGAAAAGTTATTTTGTGATGTATATTTGTTGGCAAAGCCACCACTTACTGTTGATCCATAAAAATCTTTGGTTGTAGAAAGGGTAATTGATTTAGTAGAGTTAATTAAGTTTCCCGATAATCCTCCAGGAATTAAAGGTAGTATGTTTGACTGAAGACCGCCAACATATGTACCAGCATTACCACATCCAGATATATCTAATGCGGATGTACCAGAAGACTCATCCAGTGGCCATAGGCCAACTGGATGGTCCTTGATAATCTTTAGCTGATACGACATATTTTATATTATACAGTATTAGCTGTCAGATGGCTTGTCTGCCTGCTTCAAAAGAGCAACTACCATTTCTGCTGTTTCCTTTGTTGAAATAGCGCTAGAGATATCTTTTGCGGCAGTTCTAATGTCTAGCAGGTTAGCCTTTCTTTGAATTTCAAGCTTTGTAGACACATCGGTAATTACACGGAATGTTCCGTCCAACTCCTTAGAAACAAAAAATAGAGTCTCTACTTTTTGTGGTGCATCTGCAGGTGCTTCTTCTTGAGGAACTACTTCCTCTGTATTTTCCATATTTTCTGTCATTTTTTCTCCTTATAAGAAATGTTTTGCTATTGCGGCGGTGGCAAGAATTGACCAACCGACGTTAAAATATATAATTGTTGGAAGCGTTTTAATTGTTGATGTTAAAATAAGAGATACGCTTGAGGCTAAAGCAAAAATATAAAGCCACCAAAACTGTTTATCAAACAGTAGCCCTGGAAAAATAATTGCCAGCTTTGTTGAAAATGCCCAAAACTCAATGGCATTCACTTTATTCCAGTACGATCTACGCCCAAGCTGCTTGGTTACTTCTTTTATTTCTCTAATATTCATTTTCATCCAAGCTCTCTAGTATGTTCTTTCTAATTATACCCCCCCATTTATTTTTTGTAAAGATGTTATATAAAAACGGCAGGCTTCGCCATGGATTCCCCACCTTATATGTAGTACATTTATACACAGATTCATTCAGTGCGTCATTCATTTTAAATCGTTTAAGTATGACCTTTTTATCTGTATTAAACTTAATATAAATAATAGGATCTCCAGGATTTACTGTAAACGTATCTTCTCCTGGGTAAAGCTGAAAGGCTCCCTCTATTGGCCTAAACCATTTATTTATATTAAATGAACCTGGGACATAAAAGCCGTTAAACCTTGAAGGCTCTATATAGGGATTCATAGTTGTTATAGTTAGATCTTCTTCGCACCAGAATATCCAGTTGGTTGAAAAATTTACAGTGTAAGAATTAGACATAGAAGAATTTTTTAAATCAAATTGCTCTATTTCATAATCTTTATTTAATGACCTGATATATGGAGGATCAATTTTTGCAGAAATTCCAAATGGAGATTTTACTATAAATGTATTTTTTGCAAATTCCATATATGCACGACATTTATACCACGTGTCAGTTAAATTTTTATCATTTCTAAACTTATCAGCATAAGATAACAATTTTTCTGGATTTTTGTATGAACTATACCTTTGATCATATATATCCTTATGCTGCCAAGGTGACCAGTATACGATTAGAGTGTCAGACAAGTTTCCCCCCTTGATGGTCTTCAAATTTATTGTTCTTTGAGTCTAGGCCATTAAAATACAATCTACCAGCATTATGTTTTTTATTAACATCTTCTGTTCTTCTTAAATTAACAAGTCTATTAAACTCTTCCATTTCTTCACTCATTGTGTTTTTGTCAAAGACATCCAGGACGTGCTTAACATCAAATTTCTCTACAAAGTATCTGGGTATGGGCATAAATGCAGCAACTACATCTCCTGACTTTATTTCTACTTTTCCTGGGACGGTCATTTTCATATTAAACGTAAAATCTCTTGCTAAATTATCTGACTCTATAACTCCAGTCATTGCAACCATAGCTGGAATAAAAATATTTGGAGGCTGTATTGTAATTAAATTTATTCCTGGGGGGGTCCTTAGTGTAAATCTATTTTGTACGGTTACAATACCATTGCCAAATACATTTTCTATACTTTGATACTTGTCGCTACTTCCATCGGTTATTGTAATAATAGCTGGCTCTTTGTTGCCAGACCATTCTACAATGAAATCCCTAATAGACTTTATTGCAAAACCATATTGATTTCCAACTGTAAGCGGTAGGCAGTAATAGAATGCTTCATCAAACCAATCTCGTCTTGCTTTTCCTTTTAAAGGCTCAATTATATCTAAGTAGCTACTATCATTTAAAAAATGAGGGACTACAACTATTGTATTATCTGGAACCAGGTTTTCTTTATTAATCATTTTGAGGGCCACCTATAATTTTAAAACTATACATTTTTTCCCAATTGGCCAAGTCGTCTGCATCATTGAGTAGCGGCTGGCCTTTAATATTTAGACTAGTATTTAATAGTACTGGTACTCCAGTAATTGTATGCCAGTTAGACAACACCTCGTATAGCCCAGGGTGCTGTTGTTTATTAACTGTTTGAACTCTTGATGTGCCATCTTTATGTACAACCGATGGTATTTTATCTGGCTGCAAGCACTTAACCGTATATTGCATATACGGAGAACCAAAGTTCATATCAAACCATTTATTTGCATATTCTTCCATAACAACTGGAGCAAATGGCCTAAAAGGCTCTCTCTGTTTAATTAGATTAACTTTATCTTTTATAAGTGGATCCCTTGGATCGGCAAGAATGCTTCTATTACCTAACGCTCTTGGGCCATACTCTGCCCTTCCGCTTGCTACAGCCACAATCTTATCTCTTATTAATCCTGTTACTATTTCATTTACTGGATACGCCCCGCCTAAATCGTGACCTAAATATGGGCCCTTCCACTCAATATGTTTTCCATATAAAGCTGCTGCTGCACCCAAAGAACTTCCAGAATCTCCTGGGTTGGGCATAATCCAAACATCACTAAATATATTCCACAGCAGCGTATTGGCAGAAGAATTTAAAGCGCAACCACCCATAAACACAAGATTATCTTTGCCCGTAATTGAGTATGCCATGTGCATAAACTCGTTTAGCCTTTGTTCATAAACAAATTGAACTGATGCTGCAATATCAAATTTATCCTGCTCAGATTCAATCAATCCCCAGTCGGTGATTCCTTTATGAAAATTATACTTTTGTTTATTGTGATTGGGGAAATAGTCATCGACTTTTCTGTAATATTTTTTATAGTCTCCATAAGCGGCCATGCCCATCATAATATACTCTTCCTGATTTGCCATAAGTCCAATTAGTTGTGTGAATGCTGAATAAAATAGTCCAAAGCTTACTGGATAATCTTGTTTATACTTAAGTCTTATTTTGTTTCCTTCGCCCACCCAAATTGTTGAAGTGTTATATTCTCCAACGGCATCGAGCACAACGATAGCAGCTTCATTAAAAGAACTTGTATAGTATCCTGCTGATGCATGAGAGTAGTGGTGACTAAAAGATTTTCTTGGAATGCCATTAATGTTAAACTTTGGTTTCCAGTCCCCTAGGCCACCCTTTATTAACAATCTGGAGGCTTTTAAAAAAGGCTTTTCGTAGTAGGCTATACGATCTGGTATACCATACTGCAAAACATCTTTTATTAAACTATCATTCACGTACCAATCATTTTTCTTCTTACTGTATCTTTCGGCATGCCCTGCAAATAATATTTTTCCATCTTGAATTAAAGATACCGAAGCATCATGTGATGTTTCATTTATTCCAAGCACTATCATTAATAGATATACTTTCTATTTTTTGAAAGTCTTTTTTTATTTTTTAATTTCCATATAATAAATTTAATTTTATTTATCATCTAAGTACCTTTCATAAAATTTGTTTGCAACATATTCTGAGTCTAATACGCCAAAGTGCTCTTTGTCCCTAGCGGCCATTAAATATTTATCTTTTCTTTCTTTATTGTCATAAACATATTTATAATATTTATCATCATACAGGCTAATCATATCATCAAAAAATGGAATAGACAATAGCATATGCTCTTGATATTTATCCCACGTAGAATAGATTAAATTAATATTGTTAGACAAACAATATTGCTTAAGCATAAAAAGTAAAGAATAGCTATCTATAAACATTTTCTTGTGGTGTTCTATTGATGTTATGTATAGTAGATCTGAATTAAATTCTTCTGGCTCTTCCCATGGATAAGGGTAACCAATTTCAAGGACATTTAAAGAACTAATTACTTTTCTTTTATTTTTAGGAATAGATAAATCATTTAAAAAATTTATTTCTCTTGATGTGTGTGGGAGCAATAAAAATAAAGTTTTAGGGTTTCCAAATTGATTAAAATATTTAAATAAATTTAATATAATTTTTTGATAGCCACCAGAGCAATAGCTCAGTCTAAAAAATTGAGAGTCTTTATTAATTTTTTTATGCAGCATTGTTGCCCAGTTTATGTCAAATGG